CCTCACACATGGCACAGAGGAGGAAGGTTGTATGCTCTTTGTAGGCTGGATTAACTCCAGCGCGAAATGAGTGGCATATCATACCATTCCTCATGCCTCTGCGCCCAGACTTCCCGGCCCCAATAACGCAAATGAGTGTCGGCGAGGATCTCCTCGGCTGCAACCTGTTGAAAAGGGCTGATGCCGAATGCACGCCAGAAACTGACTCTAGCGCGCACTGAGACCTCACTTTCACTATTCTCCATGCCACGAGCCGCCCATTGCATACCTGTCTCAAGGGTATTTTTGGCGGCGGTTTTGGACGTACCTTTAAGGAGCTTGTAGTACTGCGGCAACATGGGTAGACCATCGGTGAGGGCCAGTCCACAATCCGCAATGGCACCTCGCTGGCTGTTCCAGGAGGCCTCCGTACGCACGTCACGGTCAGTGACATTGTCCTTGGCAAGAGCGTTTAGCTGCCGGACCATGACCCACCCTTTGGTTCCGTGCACAGGCTGCGATTGGCAAAACACGACTTGCTCGAGAACGGTGGTAGTGCTCTCAATCTTCATGGTGTAACCATAGTCGTGAAACCATTCCTGCAACCTGGCGAGTTTGGGGAGGTCACTTTTGGACACAATCAGCACACTGTCATCACCGTTGTTGACCAAACGGTATCGAATTCCGAGACTTTTCGCATAGCCCCAGATCAGTGCGCACATAATGATGACATTCCCACAACTTGTGTTCATGTCACCACTCATGCGTCCACGGGCGACTCTGACCTTGATCTTGCCATCCTTAAGGTAGAGTCGCCCTATATTGTCCAGCTGCCATGAAAGTAGTCGCATGAGCTCAGGGGAGCGAAAGACACGGTTGTACACACCATGCTCAAACCTCAGAGCTTCGCGACCACAGTGCTGGTCAAAGCGCTTGGCATCAAGAGAGAGGGCTATGGGGTCATCAATGGCTCCCCACGAATCCACAATCAAGTGTGCCACTTGGCTTGCGTTGAGGTTCTTGGCTACGGTTGGTGCGCCAAAAACCTGGTCGATAGCCCAATACAGCGAGCCTGGTGCGTTGCCATGCTCAACTGTGCGGAGATACCGACCCACACACACGTTGTACCTAGGCGAACGTGGGCTAATAACACGAGCCACACAGCGTTTTGCCTTGTACGCCGTCTTCTCCGACTTGAGGAACAGAGACAACCATGCGTCTTCACGACACACTGGCTTCAACTTCAGATCCTCCACCGCTATAAGGTACCTCGTACGTCGGCGTGCATCCTTGTAACTCTCGGCGAACTGTTGTTCTGTCAGAGGTACTGGGTTGCCCCGGGAACGAATGTGACCAGCGATGGCCTTACTAAAAGTTTTAAGACCAGC